CTGCCACGTTTTCAGCACCGGCACGGCATTCATCGCATCAAGAACCGGTGATAAATCCTCACCACCATTACCTTCTGCCTGCTGTGCTGATTGCTGAACACGGGACTGGAGATAGTTATTTTTACGGATGAGCGAAGCCACCGCGTCACCAATTTCCGGATACATCTCCCTGATACGGGCAATCTGCTCATCAGAAATTTTTTCGTTTTCCGGTAACGGTGTGGGCTTCATACCGGCCTGGTGGATCTGAGACGTCAGCAGTTCCACCCTGCGTTTTTCTTCAGCTATCTGCCCACGAAGAAGTGCGGCTTCCTGTTCGGCCCGTTGCTTACCGGAACGTTCAGCCTCAAGGACTTCATAGGGAATGACGTGTTTACCGTCGCGGGTGAGCACCCCCTTCGCTTCCGGCTCCTTCACGTCCTGCGTCTGCTCCACACTGGCATCCGGCGTCGGTGCCACATTGTTATCGCCCGTCTGAGTCTGTGCTTCCTCATCCGCATGTTTTTCCGTGGTATCTTCCGTCACGACGTCCTGTGCGTGACTGTCAATATCCACATCCCCAAGTCCTTCCAGCATTTTTTCCAGTTGTTCCGGGGTTTCTTCACCCGTAAATTCAAAATCCATAAATAACTCCGCATGGTCTGTTTATCGGACAGATCCGAATGGTTGAGTAAATAAGGCTTATCGCTGCCCCCGCGAATAAGCGCACCGCTCCCGGAACGCTTACCTCCGGAAACAAAAAACCCCGTACGATGACGGGGTTCAGTTGAAGCCAGAGTTTTCAGAGCGACATTTCATTCATCCGCTGTTGTAACGTATACAGCATCTGTTGCTGAAGAACGTCCTGCTCCTGTTCCATATTCTGTACGCCGGTAATGATTTCTGCCGTATGTGCCTGGTTAAGCGCATCCACATAACGCTGCCCCTGTGTCAGGGCGACTTCCCGCTGTGCACTGGCATTATCCCGTTGTGCAGCTGCATGTGCCCTGGCGGCGTCAGCTTCCAGTTTTGCCACTCTGCCAGCCATCTCGCGCATCTGGAGTTCTGCCTGTTGTTGCTGAAGTGCCTGTTGTTGTGCCGCTACTTCCTGTTCTTCCGGCGTCATTTCATCCGGTGATTTTGGCGTCCCCAGCGCAGCACGAATACGCTCAACAAACTCCTGTTTCTGCGGCACATCCAGAAGATTAACCCACAGGTCGAGCACAACAGCCTGCACCTGAGGCGGCAGCCCCTGAATAACCTCTGACATTCTCTGTGCAAGCTGTGCCTTAAACGCCGGTGTCTGCTGAACAGGCGCCAGCGCAATATGTGTATTTAACCTTGAAATATCATTGGTCAGTTCACCATTATCACCTTCAGCATTGAGGACAATGGTCTGGCGACGCTGGCGATCATCGCGATTAATCACCACTGCATGATTACGGCGTTTTTTCAGGTCATCGAGAAGATAAGCCAGCAACAGTCTTCCCACCTGCTGGCAGGCAAACTGGTAGTTATCGTTGATTTCCGCAAGGGTTGTGGCCCCCTGCTCCACCAGGTTACTGATAGCCACGCCTGACGTCGCACCTGAATCCTGCCCGAGAAATGCGGAATACACTCCCATGGTATCCTGGATAAGTTTTTCCGATTCCTGCATGACCTGAAACTGCTGGCTGGCAACCTGAAAATCCTGCTCAACCCGAAAAACATCTGCGACACTTTTCTGATTTTTTCGGACCGGATTCAGTTTAATAATGCCATCCGGACGTTCGATCTGCTCCATCAGGTCGTTGTCTGACAACTGGGTGGCATCCTCGTCCATAATCACGCGTTTGGCCTGAAGCAACCAGGTCAGCTTGATACGACGAAAATTCACCTCATCCTGTGCCGGAATGGCGCGGGAAATTAGCCCGTATGGCTCCCCGGTTTTATCCTTTCGGTATCCCCAGAAAGGAACCAGCGGAAACATCCCCTGCGGAGCACTACAGGGGCGATCCACAATAAAGTGCGGCCCGACAAACCAGGCTTCACGAATACGGCTTACCCGCCCGACTTTCACCTGAACCCGCCCGGATGCCACAGCTACCGCCTGCATCAGATTATTTTTATCAAAGGCCACCACCCGTCCATTACTGAGTTCAATCACCGGAAGACGCTCGAATGTACGGTAATAAACCACCTGAAGCAGCACACGACGGCGTTCACGCTGAAGCCATTCGTTCTGCTGTCGATCCCATGACTGATACTCTTCCCATGCACTCATCAACGGACTGGGCTGGCCTTCAGTAACCGTGGTATCGACAAAACCACGCCAGTCATCAATGGCATAATCGATAACCTGAGCCATTCCCGGGAATGTAGCTTTTGCCTCATCGGTATCCATCCAGCGGCGACGCATCAGCCAGCGGCAGTCACTTAAATCAGCCTCCCGGCTCAGCCAGTCCCAGAAAACCTCATTCCGGCTGACAGTAGACACCTTAAATTCAGGCCCGAACGGATCACTGTTTCGTCTGACCTCCACCCAACTGAGGCCCGCCTTGATTTGTTCCGCATAGGCATCGGAGCGGGCCTTATTCATGTTGCCAAGACGGCACGCATCAGCAAACTCCGCATTAATGGCCTCTGCCAGTTTCTCTGTTTCATCGTTCGGATCGTCTGACATCACTATCAGGTCCGTTCTTGTTTTTGCCTCCATTCCCAGTACACCATCTACCGTGGGGGCAATGAGGTTATGGATGGTCATGGGCTGACCGCGATCTTTCAGTACCTGGATAACTTCCGGTGCCAGCTGGTCGCCATCATAATACGCACAGGCCTTGTTTGCGGCATCACGCCAGAGAGGCTGACTGTCAATATCAGAACAGAGAGACAGTAACTGACGCTGAGAAAAACGCGGCGTGGATCCATGATCGTTTTTCATCGCTGTGGTGTTAATTTCATTTTTCATCAGTGTGCCATCCAGTGTGTGGTTCTGCGTTTATCCGTTTTCTGTTTTACCCTCACCGGCATTCTGGCGCGCATCTCCTGGGCAATCATGTAGCTCATGAGCTGATCATCAAAGCAGCCTTCCTGTGCATTCATGGAGCCTTTCGCGTCATAAACGTAGGTGTTCATTTCCGATAATGTGCCTGACCAGCGGATCCCTGATATTCCATTATTCAGAAGCGTTTTCATTCCTTCGGTCAGAACAGGTTTGCTCTGACGGGTTGTCAGCCAGCCAAGGCGGGGCGTATCGTCGTCATATGCCTGGTCAAGATGCTGTTCGTTGTAGATATAACGTGTCGGATAGAGTTCCCGGAGTTTCAGGATAACTGCATGTCCGTGATTATTACGCTCCGGCCCCACAAACGCGTTGTTATACATACGACAGACCTGCGAAATGAGATGAGCAAAAAGTTCAGCATCGAGATGCCCGAACCAGTGAGCCACCTGCTCGCCATTACTGCGTTTGACAACATCCAGCGATGAGCGGTCTCCGTGCTCCAGCCCTTCGGCAGTATCTGCCCCACAAACATACTCTTCATCCGGATCCGGCAGTTCCCATACCAGCAGATAATTCATCAGCGTCCGCTGCAACTCGTTTTTATTTCCTTCACGCAGAGACTGAGCTTTAGTCTTCGCTCCTGTAACAGGTTCAATGTCATAAACAATCATCGGTGGCGAACAGAATGATTCTGCCTGCAACGTACTTTCGGCACTGAACACACGTCGTCCGGACGTCAGAAACGCCTCCTGTGGCGTTGAGGGAAACTCCTGCTTCATTTCCTCACGCTGTTCAGTTTCCTTATTGATGTACCACTGCTTCTGTTCATCAGTAAGCGTGATGTTCATTGCCTTCTCAACCGCAGAAAAATACGTCATTTTTTCCCGTGACAGCTTCAGCCCGCTTTCCGGCACTCTGGCGCTGTATTTAGGATCCTGCCACCAGGCGTAAAAATGGAATTTATAATCCTGTGCCGTCAGCAATAAGCCTGATGCAGTGATCTCCTGTGCTCGGTTACTCATCTCGTAAAAATCACCACCCACGCCTTCAGCAGTGGACTCATCAAAAATAATGCATTCATCAGAGACGGCATTAAGCGTACCGGTTCGCAGTTCTTTCGCCTTAGCCGGATATTTCGCGCAAATTTTGCCGTGCTCTGAGATATGCAGGCGCTGCACCGTACCTGAACGGAATGAGGTTGCCACCTGGATACTCGAGCCGTGACCAAACAGGATATAGCCACCGCTGGCACCGCTACGACGTTCAACGATGGTGAATGAGGCTCTCAGCCAGTCAGGGAGATGATCAAACGGTACAGCAATTTTTGTGCGGAAAATTTCACTGGCAGCCTGTTTATCCTGAGCGACGATCCCGCATTTGAGATGCGGAATGAATAATGCCTGGTCGAGAAGATAAATATCAATGGCTGTGGAAAATCCCAGCTGGCGCGCTTTCAGGATAATATTTTTATTGTGCATGCTCCGGAACAACTGGCGCTGCGCCGGTCGCATTCTGAAGGTGACCAGTTCACCTTTTTCGTTCTGTATTTTGTAGAGATGATTGAGCCGCCACCAGGGATTGCTCAGTTTAGTCATGATGAACAGACGTTGTTCAGCCTCGGTCATTTCTGACGGCTCATCACATCGCGGTTCATTCTTCCGGAATGTCATCCAGTCTCCCCGAATTACTCATTTCATGCAGCGATGACACGATGTCACTGACAGGCGTAACAACGCCCCGACGCTGGCTGGTCAGAATATCGGTTTCCGCTCTGAGTTTATCTCTGGCGGCGTTGATTCTTTCCCGGTCAGCACGAAGTTTTGGTGCTGTCTCAGCCAGGACGTCCAGCGTCAGCAATGAGCGTTCAATTGACTCGATACGGGCAATATTCCGGTCAAGGGCCTGTTCAGCTTTGAGTATTTTGTCGTAAAGAGCAACGCGGGTTTCCACGTCAGTTGCCTCTTCCAGGTCGGCGAACATCCCTTTAAGTGCCTTAGTTACTGAAAGTGCGCGGGCCCGGGTGAACACCAGTTCATCGAACAGCACCATGTCGGACGCATCATCCATGAGGTTATCTGCCTCAAGATACTTCGCATATCCACGGTGTCTTACGGCGTGGGTGTTTCGCTGAGAAAAAGCGTTTGAAGGTGGTAAAAGTCGGGAACCACGAATCCGTTTCGTTTCTGCCGAATTTGCGCAGTTTTTTTCAGAGTTTTTTGCGCATTTTTCATCGCCGGAACCCGCGTCATTGCAGGGTTCTTCATCTGAGATGTCATGATCGATTTCATGATCGGTTTTATGATCAATTTCATGATCGATTTTGCCCATTTTTATACGGGTTCTGGCGGTGTTGTAATTAATCTTTTTCTTCCGGCACCAGTCCAGTAATGTTATTCCCGTTTCGGCATGTTCGCGTCGGAATGCCTGCTCCAGCTTTTTCCAGTCCAGCTTTGCCATGTCACTTTCTGACGTCCTGTGTTAAAAACTGATGCATAATGACCGCTGTGATTTTTCAGATTTCACACAGCAGCACCATATTTGATCGATATTTGCACAATGCGGTTGTTTTATCCGGTTTCTTCCACCACCGCACCGGACAGGCGGCTTCGCGGGAAATCGCTCCCATCTCGTGAAAAATGAGAAAACCCGGTGTGCATCGTTTTTGATTATCCCCGCACACTCACGCAGATAAGGTGGCTGCAGTCTCTGTTAATGCGGGAATACGGCGACGATACGGCGCATGGCTATGTCAGGCTGAAATGCCTTTATCAAATCCGGGTAACGCAATCTGCCCCTGCTGCTCCAGCCTGTCCAGCCTTGCCAGCAACTGAGGCTTCTTCACCCTGCCCCAGCGATTGAGCAAACGACCTGACATACTGGCGACATCTTTCTCTTTCATGTACTCCAGCATTACAGCGTTGCGCTCCGCCTCCAGATTCGCCAGACCTTGCTGAATAAGCTCAGCCATCCAGTTGAAAGCCTGAATGTACGCTTCCTTAAAGGTCATAGCAGCCTTCCCCGTAAAACCAAATACCAACATCGTCCAACCGTCTTTTGTCATTCGATATATGGGCTGGGGTTTACCGTTCTGTAACTCATTGTTTTCATAGCAAAGCGCAAAATTGCGCTCTGCAAATTCTTTTGAGCATTGTTGAACAACGGCTCTTGTTTTCCGCAATACATCTTTGTGTTCTTTGCCAAATGCTACGGCAACCTTTCGGGTATCCGTCACCGGCTCGTTGCCTGTCACAAAAACAAGATCTCGAAAATCGATGCCGTTAACGATAGTTGGATAATTCATCAGTGCACACCTTTTAGTGATGAACCTTGTCACACAGGATTCCGGCCCACAGAAAGGCACCGATCACCAAACCGGCATCCTCAAGGGTCATCCTGAAAGGTTCTGTGTTCATAAGTCGCGCGTGTGAAGCGCGTTTACTGCGGACATAAAAAAGCCCCGTATCGCGAGGCTCATTAAATTGACTTTGTGATTTGCAAAAAAATTATTTCAGGCATTGCGTCCTGATGTATTCCTGCAGGTAGTTAACCTGCGCAGTTATCTTGTCGATTCCACTTCTGAGACGGTAATAATTGAGTTCAGCATCTGCTGTAAGTCCTGGGCTTTCTCCATCGCCCATGCTGCTGGCTCCGGTCGTTGACTTTGCACAGGTGGCGGCGACTTGCAGGCGCTTACGCCCAGCAGAAACATCAGCACGGAGACTTTCGATAGTCGCATTAGCATCAGCAAGCTCCTTTGTGTATCTGGCGTCAAGTTCTGCTACATCACGTTGCCGCTTCTGCATATCTGCGATGATGGATGTGGCTTTATCGCGCTGCTCTTTGTAAGCGATGGCGTTATCACGGTAATGATTCAGCCCCAGACTAAGCGCACCACAGACCACCAGCAGAATAACGGTAAACGCGGAAAGCATTCGGTTTATGCTCACCCCACCAGCCCTGCCGAAGTCAACGCCATCCAGTTTATGGAAAGAAAAAGAACAACCAGCATTAGTGAAAATGAAATACCGACGATTACACAAAGGCCCTTCGCCAGCGTTATGAGTTTATCCGATATCATTAGCCACCACTCCATCAATCCGCCTTTGTTATTTTCCCTTTGCCTGTATCAGCCAGGACAAAATCAATCAGCAGATTCGCTTCGTTTATCAATGTGCGGATTTTTGATACATGCGCGGCTTTAACCTGTTTCCACTCATTCAGCCCGGTAGCAAACACACTGGCAATGTTTTTATCCCGTTTCATGTCAGCGCAGGCCTGATTGAGTTCTTCCATCACACTCATTCGACGGGGATTAACGACACCCCCCTTCGTCCAGTATTCATAGAGAACATCGTCGCACTCTTCCTGATACTGGATTACCTTGTCGCGGATTTCGGGTTTTACTTTGTTGGGATTGATGGTTTGTAACCAGCCTGCAAGTTTTCGAAGTGGCAGGGACACCATATTGCGTCGTTTCCCATCCTCAGCAACCATAACGATTTCCGTTATAGTTGACGCAAAACGCTGTCTTAACTTAGCCAACTGTGATTGCCAGGCCAGCCCCATCCCCGCAACGACAGGTTTCATGGGAACGTATGGCTCACCGTTATGGTTAACCACATAAAGAGAATCGCCGTGAAACGGCACGGTCATCATATTCATCGGTTATTTCCTTTTAGTGATGAACCCTGCGCACAGGAATAACCAGCCCAAAGAGGGTTAACCAGACCACTGCCGGTTATCCACCAGGGCTCATCCTGAAAGGTTCTTTGGTTTATTTACGCTTGTGCGAAGCGCAGAAATGACAAAGACACCATTACGGTGCCTCAGCGTGAAACAATCTTCCTGACTTTATTCACTTGCATTTTGCCAGTTCGCAGGATTTCGTGTTATCCGTCCGCGTGAGCAAACGTCATTTTTCAGCAAAATATTCTGCTACCTGTCGATACCCCAGCATGCCAGCGCACTCTCCTGGTCGCGACGGGATACCTGACCGTAGCAATTATTTGAGCGGATACGGCAGTCTCTGCCACCGTCCTTAATCCACCAGCGAATCGCTTCACACGCTCCCCTGCGATCGCCTGCATTAATTCGTTTATAAAACGTCGACGGGAAACACTTACCGGGGCCAATGTTGTAAGGACAGAATGACGCGATCCCCGCTTTCTGAGGTTCGGTCAGTGGCACTCTGATGTTTTTCGCCACCCATGCCAGCGCCTTATCACGTTCAATGGCGTTAACCTGGTCGCATTTTTCCTTCGACAACTTCATGCCGGGGACGACAAGCTTACCATCCACCTGGGTGGCACCACGGCAGATGGTCCAGATACCCACACCATCACGGTATGCCGTGGTGTGGTTGCCTTCCTTTTCATCCAGAAACTGGTCGAGGATTTCAGGCGCAGAAGCACCTGCGGCAATCAGCGCCAGAACGGCAGCCGATAAACCATAGCGGAGTTTCCTGCTCATCAGCTTACTCTCCCCGTGCCGCCTTACGCCTGTCCTCTCTGATTTTGAAATACAGGTTCGTCAGGTACGTCAGCAGACCAAACAGCAGACTCCCCAGCACGCCTATTGCCGCCCACTGAGACGGGGAAACCCTGTCCAGCAACTGCAGGAACCAGTAGCCCGTTCCCACCGCTGACGTGGTGTATGACACACCTGTTGTGATTTTTTCCATCTGGTTCATACCCCGCCTCCCGCAATCCGGAAGCTCACAACAATAAAAAAGACCACCGGCACACACCGATGGTCCCTGACGCATGCTTACATCATCATGTCGCTGTCCGGTGTGGGGTCACCGCTATCTGAAGCACTCCCCTCACCCGCGATGCCTTCCGGCTCCGGAGCTGCCGGTGCGCCCAGCAGTTCATCCAGAATGGCATCCACTTCTGCATCAAGACGCGCTTCCAGGTTATGGCGAAGTTTCTGTTTCAGTGCGCTCCGGACTTCTTCAGAGCGCAGGACTTCCTTCACTGCTTCAGCAGTGACCAGGGATGTAATTTCTGACATGGGATTTTCTCGTCGAAAGATGTGATTAAGAAAGTTGCCGCTAAATGAGCGGCTCTTCGGGTTTGCTTCCGGCTGACTGACTGGCGCTGATTTTCTCAGCGGCCCTTTTGTCAATCTGTCTGCGCCAGAAGTCACGCATGGCCCTGTACCCACCCGAAAGGAGATACAGCACACAGACCACCGTACAGAAGTACAGCATTAACTGGTTCAGAAATGTCATAATTTCTTACCGTTATGGTTGACTAAGTAAACAGTTTTCATTTAAAAATGCCGATGACGAAAGTGGTAGTATCTTTCCTTGATTCTCCATGAATCTCACACCGCCAGAGGTCTCAGGCAACTGGCGGCTTTTTTTATCATGCCGCGGCATCCGCGTTGTTCACTTCCACCGCAATGCTGTCAATCAGCACCGGGTAAGTCGCATTCCTGGTAATGTCTGTCACATGCAGTTTATCCGCCGCAAATGCACTGACCGGTGACTGCGTCAGCGTGAACGGTGTGCCATCCTGACCATCAATAACCGGCGTCACCTGAAGGCTGTTATTCCCGGCAAAGCGGAAAGCCAGCATATGCCATTCGTTATCAAATGCGCCAAAGGTTCCCAGTTTCAGGTTGTTTGTCGCTACTTTCGCATTGTGGTACATCACATTCAGGTCTTTTGCATCTGTCTGGATGTAGAACGCTGCCAGCAGGTTATTCCCCCCGTCTCCGGTCAGGGCAACGCCCTGTGGCAGTGAAGATACCGGCCAGTAAAACGCCATAACATACTGGTTCGCAGCCAGCGCTCCCGAAACCTTAAAGCGGCAGCGAATCTGCCCCCCTTTCTGTAACAGAGCCGCACCGTTGCCCGCGGCGTACTCCAGCACCCAGCTGCTTTTACCGGCTTCCTTGGTCAGCTTCACTGCCTTACCTCCGGTTCCCTCCGCATCGCTGACCACTTCTGCCCTGCCGCCACTGGCTGACCATCCCTGTACTTTCAGGCTTCCCTCTGACTCGCTGGCAAGGTAAGAGAGCAGTGTTGTGACGCCTGTGGCTTCTGCACCGGAAGGCGATGACGGGCGCACCTCTGATACTGTCGATGATGCCCCCGCGTTTAGCGCCACTCTTCCCGCATGGCGCAAAATCGCCGTTGCCAGACGGTCGGAAATAATCCCGCGGCGAGCCCATGAACTGAAATGGCTCGCCCTGTCCTGTGACGTCCAGGTGGCTGAGCTGTCACGCCATTTCGAACCGTAATATCCGATACCCGGAATGTCCGGGTCTTCTTCCGGTTTGTTCGTCGGCACATTCACCCCGTTCTCATCCGTCATGAACGGTACGAAATGGATATTCTTTTCCGTTTTGTTTTTGTAGCTGCCGTACACCGTCTGGTACGTGGATTCGTTCTTCTGCTTCCAGAAATACGTCGTGTCCCCGCATATCCAGGGAACACCGCCAGCAGAGCCACCGACGCACTGACCTGCCATATCCGCCAGGTCTGCACGGAATTTATCAACCAGCGCACCAAACTGTGCTGCGTGATTTACCGGCGTACCGCCAAAATCAAATTCCCCCTGCATCCACACCACGGCAAACAGCACATTTTTCGG